GCCCCATTAAATGCCGAACCCCCTGTCCAGTTTCCCCAAAAAGTTGCACATAGGTACTTGACAAACTACCGTATCTGTGCTATAATAAAGGTACAAAGAAAGGAAGAGAAGGGATACAAAAAAGGAAAATAAAATAAAGTACAAAAGGTACTTGACAAACCACCGTACCTGTGCTATAATAAAGGTACAAAGAAAGGAAAGGAGAAATCAATATGAAGCCTAGAAAAGCATTTTATATGGATAACATTGAAACGATTAAAGAATTGGAAGATAAACTATTTGACTTGACAACGAAAATGGAAACTGAATGTGGAAAACAAGATTTCAATGAAAAGTTGAATCAGGCATGGTCACTATTATATGAAACATGGCAAGAGAATAGTTAAACAGAAAGAGGTGTGGCAATATGAGAATGAGTAAAAAAGCACAGATTGAAGCTAATAAGGAAGTTTTGTTGGCAGTTGACCGGTATAATGAGGAAATAAAAGGAAGTGTTTTGCATCATGGCAAACGTCTTAGAACTTGTCAAGCGTACGTATACGAAACACCTAATTTCTATGTATTAAGGAGCTATAATACAGCTGTAGCACTTATCGAGAAAAGCACTGACACATGTTACGACTTTCTTAGAGGAGTTTACGGCTACACAAATACATCAGCACAGCACATTTGTAAGTTCAGTCAAGACTACGGACGTGGTATGTATGGATGTAAGGAACGTGTAACTTATCGTGAATTATAATCTTCAAGGGGCGCGTGGTTTGGCACGATTACAGTTTCAACGCTGTTCGCCCATTAGTACCTACAAGGTGTAGAAACCAAACAACATCACAATAGAAAGAAGAGGTATTGCTATGGCAAGAGAAAAAATGGTAACAAGAACAGTAACACAGACAACGGCAGAAGTTATGACAATTGACGTCACAACAGCAGAAGTACGTATTCTTGAGTACACTATCGGTGGCACATACGACACTAATGAAATTCTGCTCAAAAAGCTTCAGAAGCTTTTCCAGACCGATACATTCAAGCTAGTAAACATCAACAGCACTACGGTAGAAGATTTACTTCTCGGAATGACAGAAGAGGACTTCATCAGATACGCAAGAGTTCTTCCACCTAGAAACACTAAAGAAAGTGAGGAGAGTTAATATGAAAAAGTCAAACACAGTACGGATCATGGTTGAATTTAAAGATTCTGATTCAGAGCGGTTTGTAACAGATTCATTTTCACTTGATGCAGGCGTACTGACGATTAAACAAGATACTGTCAAGCGTACTTTGCGATTAGACTTTATCAAGACAATTTACATATTCTAAGAATACATAAAGTTAGTTAAAACTAACAAGGGCGCGTGGTTTGGCACGATTACAGTTTCAACGCTGTTCGCCCATTAGTACCTACAAGGTACAGAATCTAATCAAAATAAAACCAGAAAGAAAGAGGGAACAAAAATGAGTAAACACTATGTAAAGTTAGTAAAGGAAATGATTAAAGAGGGCATCAAGGATGATGTATCAGTAACAGTTGTAAATGGCACTCTTGTGGTAGACATCTATGTAAATCACTGTTTATGTTGGCACACAGCTATACCACGTATCGAATTGCGAGCTAGTTCATATATGACGGCTAAAATTATAGCAGACACTGTTAAAAATCAGTATAAGCAGTTCATTTTGGATAAGTATTTTGTTCGGAAAAAATTCAAATAAATGCTTGACATTCGCGCCAGTATATGCTATTATATAATTGTAGCAAGGAAATGCACAAAAAATCCAAGTTACGTTTGCCATAAGTGGTATAGTTTTATAACCTTCTATACCACCACCCCCCTTAGTAGGTGTAGTTTAATAGTAAAATGCGTAAATCTTAAATAATCCTCTCATCGCTCATTTACGTGAAACAGGTTCAAACCCTGTCACCTACTCTAGCACTACAAAAGTGCTAAAACATATTATATCTTGACGTTTAAAAAATAAAGAAAGTGAGGAAGAAAAAAACATGGCAAGAGTACCAATGGTAACAAGAACGATTACCACAACAAAAGTTAACGTAATGTGCTTAGACATTGAGACAGGAGAACCTTGTAACACGATTACAGTAGTTCCACGTACCTACAAGGATGATGAAGCACTTCTTAAGAAAGTGAAAGAAGTTCTTGAAACTGAGACATTGAAACCAGTGCACGTCGTTGGTAAAGAAGAAATTGAAACGCTTTACGGCATGTCAGAACAGGAGTTCATTGAACACGCCAAAGTTATACCACCAAGAACAGTATCAGAAAAAAACGTAACAGAATAACAGAAAAAAGAAAGAGGTAAAAGAACATGGTAGAAATCAAAGAATGTAGTAGAGAATTTACAGAAGTTGAGCAGTATCTTATGACTATTGCACCGTCAATCATTTCAATGAAAGATGTCCCAGACGGTACACACATTACAGTTGATGGTATTCTGACATTTGAGGACACCAAAGAGTCAACCGGCGAAATTGCAGATATCCTTTCAATTATCACATCAGAAAAGAAAGTATATTCCTGTCAGTCATCAACGTTTAAACGCTCAATCAGAGATATTTCAAATATTATGAAAGGTAAATCGTTCACAATTGTAAAGACATCCGGTAAGACGAAAGCAGGTCGTGACTTTATCAACTGTGAGTTAGACGTAGAAAGTCTTAAGTAACCAATAAATATTAACAGCGTGTACTTTAAGTAGTACACGCTGTTTTAGACAAGAGGGTGATTTTTTCATGGCAAAAAAGAAAGTATCAGCATATACACGTAACAGAAATCGTATCAACAGCTACATAAGAAGATTAAATAAACAAGGACTTATCACAGACCTATACATACCAACTGAAAAGATGATGCGTAACCAAGGTGTAAAGGGAGCAGATCTTACAAAACTAACGTTAGAATTAAAATCACTATCACCAGAGAAACTACAAGCTATGGCAGTACCAGTTCACATTCAAGAGGATGATAATATCATGGAAACTGGTTTCGCTAACTTAGAAGTAGAGGGTTTCAAACAGTCAATATCTGGTTTTCCTAAAGAGATAGCTGACAAGGTGATATCACTTATAGATAAACTGATAGTAGAACAGGGTATTGAAGATGTTGCTGTAGCATTAGAAAACATGCCGTATCAGTTGCATGACTATTTGAACAGAAATAAGTACGATTCTTCCAGTGCTTTAGAGGAGTTTTCCAGTGCCTTGATAGAGTATCTACCAGATGCATCTGAACAGTACAAACGTGATTTAATGGACGCTTTTGAGTATAACGAGATAGGTTATACAATTGAAGATTAAAAAATTCAAGTATTATATGTGTGACTTTGAAACAACTGTATATAAAGGTCAAGAGTATACAGAAGTATGGGCGTCTGCATCTGTAGAATTATATACCGAAGATGTACAGATATTTCACTCGATTGATGAACAGTTTAACTATTTCTTAGAACAGGATTGTAACATAATAGCGTACTATCACAATTTAAAGTTTGATGGTTCATTCTGGTTATCATATCTATTGATAGACAAACGCTTCAAACAGGCGTATGATAAAACAGGTGAAGCTGAAAATGCTGTAGTGTGGAAGAAAGACAAGTTTATGTATAATAACTCGTTTAAATATTCCATTTCAGATAAAGGAATGTGGTACACTATTATAATTAAGGTTAACAATCACTTTATTGAGATACGTGACTCATTAAAACTGTTACCATTTTCAGTAAAAAGAATTGGTAATAATTTTGGAACAAAGCACAAAAAATTGGATATGGACTATGAGGGTTTGCGATATGCAGGATGTGCAATAACAGACAAAGAAAAAGAGTACATAGCGAATGACGTATTAGTTGTAAAAGAAGCACTTGAGATTATGTTTAATCAAGGTCATAACAATCTAACAATAGGTTCATGTTGTTTGGAAGAATATAAAGAAATATGCAAAACATCTACTAGGTTACAATTAGAGTACAAAGAGATGTTTCCAGATATGTACGACATTGACTTAGACGAAAGTACCTATAAATACCACACGGCAGGAGATTATATCAGACGATCATATCGTGGTGGTTGGTGCTATTTAGTTAAGGGTAAAGAGAATAAAGTGCATGGTTACGGTACAACAGCAGACGTAAATTCATTATATCCAAGTATGATGTCAAGTGAAAGTGGAAATCGGTATCCAGTTGGTAAACCAAAATTCTGGTCAGGAAACTTTATTCCAGACAAAGCTTTACAACCTAACATGTACTACTTTGTTAGGATAAAAACAAGGTTTTACATCAAAGAAAACAAGTTACCATTTATTCAGATAAAGTCATCATGGCTTTATAAGGGAACAGAAGCACTTGAAACATCTGATATATATGACCATAAGACAGACCAATACTATGCTTTTTATAAAGATAATGACGGTGTACTAAGGGATACAAGAGTTGAACTTACTTTAACTATGACGGACTATCAGTTATTAAAAGACCACTATGAATTAGTAGACTTTGAAATACTAGACGGATGCTACTTTTATTCACAAATAGGTATCTTTGACGAGTACATAGAAAAATATAAGAAAATTAAAATGGAAAGTAAAGGAGCGTTACGAGAATTAGCAAAGCTATTTCTTAATAACCTATATGGAAAGATGGCAAGTAGTAAAGACTCTTCATTCAAATTAGCGTACATTAAAGAAGATAAGACAATTGGCTTTCTTCCAGTGGCAGAGTCAAACAAAAAAGCAGGTTACATTCCAGTAGGTTCAGCAATTACCAGTTATGCAAGAAACTTTACAATTCGAGCAGCACAAAAGAATTATTATGGTAAAGATAAACCGGGGTTTATATATGCTGATACAGACAGTATTCATTGTGACCTTAAACCAGAAGAAATAAAAGGTATCAAGGTTGATGATAAAAATTTCTGTTGTTGGAAACTGGAAAGCTGTTGGGATAAAGCTATTTTCACCAGACAGAAAACATACATTGAGCACGTAGTTGCAGAAAATTGTGAACCTATTGAAGTACCATACAATAGCATAAAGTGCGCAGGTATGCCACAAAGATGTAAGGATTTATTTCAGTTATCTCTTGACGGTACGGCACATGAAGATGGGTACACAGATCAATCAACAAACAATCATAAAGATTGGACACCAGAAGAGTTAGAGTTTTTATTTGAAAGTGGCACGCATAAACCTATAGTTCGTGAGTTTAATGACTTCAAAGTTGGGTTAAAAGTTCCCGGAAAATTAAGACCGAAGCGTATACGTGGTGGTATCTTATTGGTTGACACATCATATGAAATGAGGTAAAAAGTATGAAGAGAATTATATGTTTATTGTTAATTTGTTTATCATTAACAGGTTGCGTATCTGGTACGGAAGTACCATCGGAGAAAACTGAATATAGTGTAATACTTAATAGTGGTTCAAGATTTGTGTTTACATTTAAAGATCCAGATACAAATGTGTGGTATATAGTGTCTAATCATGGTGTAACACCTAGACTTAATCAAGATGGAACATTATATGTAAAATAATGAAAAAAGCAGGGGCGAACTAAGTTCGTATCCCTGCTTATCTTATATCTTTAACTTATGTGACAAACAAAGCGTTCAGCGAAAACGACAAACAATGCAGGCACTATACTTTCAAGTGTGCTACCCTGCATGTTCAATGTTGAACACATAAGAAGATACCTAGTAACTTAATGCACTAAGCACAGCTTCTTTACATCTCATATCTTTAAATCTGAATGAACCTCGCTCAAACAAGAATCTAAGATTCGATAATAAGAAGTCATTTCGTTTTAGCATAACGTAGTTTATTTCATGGTCATCAGTTGTAACAGTTATTTTTAATCTATATGTACTGTCTGGTCTATCATCACAATACACATATCCGTTCTCTGGAAACTCTCGTATTCCAAACTCACACCCCTTATACTTGAGTGTGCAAATGTAAGAGTTTTTTCCTACTGGTTTATCAATGAAACTCTTGTTATCATTAAGGTAAACACACTGACTACTATATGCAACGTATTTATTCTTAGAAAACGCTCTGTTAAAACCGCTAGTTTTCTGTTCTTCACTTGCACTCTCAACGAACCCTTGTTCCAGAATAAACCCGTCACCGCGTAGGAACTTTGTATCATCTTTCAGTCTTGAACTAATACCTAGTTCCACATAATAAGGGTTGATAATACTGACAGGGTTACTAAGCATGTACACTGGTACATATCTTACCTGTTTACCTTGTCCACGTGCGATACTGGTGTGGATACTCAGAAGTTTTTTTGTTTCATCAGCACAATAGTGATTGGTTTCAGATTGAAATTCATCAAAGATAAGACGTTCTATATCACTAAAAAGGTGACTATATTTTTTAATCTGGTCAGCACTATTTAAACTAACAGCATAACCACAGCTTTTTTCGTCTAAGAACAATTCATGAAAGATACCAGATGCCCTACGTTTTGATGTCATTGTATGGCTAGGAAAGAACAAACTGCCTAAATCTTTATAGAACTTGTCTACAATATCATCTAGTTCATAGTTGTATCTATAGATAAGACCAAACTTCTCACCCTTATCTAAGAATCTATTTATACAAAGTCTACCAAAGTATGTAGTTTTACCACCAGTACGATTTGTTGTACACATATATATTTCTGGTTTGTTACCATTGATATCTAGCATTGACAATAATTTAGTACCGTCATAATATTTTGGCATATCAAAATCTCCTTTCCATACTTAATTATAACACACCCATTGATTTTTTGCAAGTATTGTGCTATAATAAAGATGGATTAAATAAGAAAGGAGATACCATGGGGAACTTATATCCAATCTTTGTAGCGTTAGGGTTTAACGCCCTAGACGTACTAACCGGGATTGTGTCTGCCATAAAAAATAAAGACATTAAATCCGCTAAACTACGTGACGGTCTTTTCAAAAAAGTGGGTTTTATTTTCTGTTATTTTACGGCATGGCTAGTTGATGGGTACGGTGATGTTATAGGGTTCAAACTAGGTGTAGCAATATTACCAGTTATTGTCCTTTATGTATGCACAACCGAGCTAGTTTCAATACTAGAAAACATATCCAAGATTAACTCAGACCTTTTACCTGGAAAACTTATGGAACTTTTTCACATTTCAAACACAAGAAAGGAGTAACAAATGGCTGACATTAACAAAGCTGTTTCTTTCATGATTAACACAGCAAAGGACAATATTCATGGTTATGACCAACAGCACAGAAACGGTCCAGATTATGACTGTAGTTCACTGGTAGGAACAGCGTTATACTATGCAGGTTTTGCTATATCACCATATTCATGGACAGGCAACTTAGAATCACAGTTAAGAAAAGCAGGTTTTGTAGATTGTAAAGCACCATGGAAAGCAGGTGATATACATTTAAACAGGGGAAACCACGTATGTATGAGTATCAATGAAAGCCAGATAGTTGAAGCGTCAATCAACGAAAAAGGTACAGTAACAGGTGGTAAAACTGGTGACCAGACAGGTAAAGAAATTCGAATTACTTCCTATTATAATTATTATCTAGGGTGGGATTTACATTTACGATTTACTGGTGTAAACACAAATAGCAATAAAGGTTTCACTATTGAAGAAATAGCTAAGCAGGTTATCGCAGGTAAATGGGGTGTAGGTAATGAGAGAAAAAGACTCTTAGAAAACGCAGGTTATAATTATGATGAAGTACAAAGTTATGTAAATGGACTCTTTACAAAAGGTGGTTACAAGTCGAACGGCGAAGTTGCAAGAGAAGTTATTAAAGGTGTATGGGGTGTAGGAAAAGAAAGAAAAAACAGACTTGAAAAAGCAGGTTACAATTACTACGAGGTTCAAAAACTCGTTAACCAGATGTTAGGATAATTTCATGTCAGACATCAACAAAGCTTATTCATGGGCAATCGAAACATGTAATGCCCCTAACGTGGGATACAGTCAGGCATATAGAAACGCCCAGACCGTAGGTGGCATTACATATTACGATTGCAGTTCTTTCATAAACTACGCACTCTTAGCAGGTGGATTTACAACACCTAACTACGCACCAAAATATAACGCTTTCACAACTTACACAGAAGCAGATGTTTTACTTTCACTAGGTTTCAAAGAAGTTGATGCTAGTGGCGAATACTTACCCGGTGACATTGGACTTTCAGTTTCCCATACAGAAATGTGCTACAAAGGTGGCAAGGGAAAAGGTGTGTTCATGGGAGCGCACACAGACAATGCACCACTAGAGTATCAGGTTAGCATAGGATCAACAACTGGAAATCAAAATTACGAAACATCATTCCCACGTTTATTCAGATATGGCGAAGGTGGTGCAACCGGTTACGGGTGTAGTGTATATGTTGTATCAGCAATATGTGGTAATATGTGGCAGGAAAGTGGTATAAACCCTGGAATGTGGGAAGGACAGAATGTTAGTTCGTTTACTGCTTTAAATGTTGGCTTCGGACTAGGTCAATGGACTAATACCGGTGGAGATACACACGGTAGACTTTATAAGTTGCATGAATGGCTTCAAGAAAATGGATATCAAGATGATGATGGTGTCGGACAGTTAAATTATTTAATTCACGAAAATGTATGGTATTCCAGAGATGAAGCTAGTCAATATGCCACGTTAACAGATTTTCTTACTTCCAGTAGTACAGATTTAGCTGAATTAACACATGCTTTCAACGTAGGTTGGGAGGGTATTCACGATCACACATGGGATTTCCGTGTAACCTTTGCAGAAAAATGCTATGACTTTATTACAAAACATGCTAATGACACTTCAATCAACAAATGGTTTTCAAAAAATGAGTTCTTAACAGTTGACGAAAGACTTAACAACGCCGTTCTTATTTACAGATTCTTGTCGGCAGGTGGTGGAGGTGGTGGAACACACACCACAAAAAAGAAATCAATGCCAGTTTGGATGATGATAAAATATCATTATTAAGTTGAAAGGAGGTGATTAAATGGCAGTAAGAACTAGAGAAGAAATTCTGGAAAGTTTCAAAGTAAGGTTAGGAGAAAAACCTGATGATGAATCCATATCGTTTTTAGAGGACGTTACCGACACACTGGATGACTTTGAAAAAAGAGCAAAAGGTGACGGAACAGACTGGAAAAGTAAGTATGAAGAAAACGACGCGAATTGGAGAAAGAAATATACAGAAAGATTTTTCTCAGTTGAACCAGAACCAAAACCAGAACCAAAACCAGAACCAGAACCAGATGATACCCCAAGGACATTTTCAGATTTATTTAAGGAGATTTAAAAAAGATGGCTAGAAGAATTGCTAACAGTACGCTCAATGCGTCTACAATTGACATTATGAACGTTATCCGTCAGAACGCTTCATATGATTATCAACAGAACGTACCTGCTGTCGCAAAGGCAAGTGACATTCCTAAAGTCGGAGAAGTTATCTACGGAACACCTGCTTTTGCAAACCAGTTTATTAACGCACTTGTAAACAGAATTGCTATTGTGCGTGTGCAGTCTGCAAATTTTAACAATCCGTATTCAATCCTTAAAAAAGGATATCTTGAATACGGCGAAACTGTAGAAGATATTTTCGTATCAATTGCAAAAGCGGTAGACTTTAGTGCAGAAAAAGCACCGAAGAGAGAGTTCCAGAGAAGTATCCCGGATGTTCGCTCAGCATTTCACGTAATGAACTGGCGTGTAATGTATCCAGTAACTATTCAGGATGAAGATTTAAGACAGGCATTTCTTAGTATTGATGGTGTACAGAACCTTATTGCTAAGATTGTTGATGCTGTTTACACTGGTGCAGAGTATGACGAGTTCCTGCTCTTTAAGTACCTTCTGATTAAAGCAATCAGTCATGGTAGAATGTATCCAAAGACAATCGGTACTGGTGAAGTACTTACAGAAAGTGCTGTTCAGTTCAGAGGTACTTCCAACTTATTACCATTCATGTCAAGTGAGTTCAATGAAGCAGGCGTTAAAACAAACACCCCAAAAGAAAGACAGGTTATTTTCATGGACGCTATGTTCAATGCGCAGTATGATGTAAATGTACTTGCAAGTGCTTTCAATATGGACAAAGCAGATTTTATGGGAAGATTGTTCCTCATTGATAACTGGTCAGAGTTCGACAATGAACGATTTGACGTTATCAGGGCTAATTCTGATGGTATCGAAGAAGTTACTGCGGATGAACTCGCACTGTTGAAAAATGTTAAAGCTGTTATTCTGGACGAGAACTGGTTTCAGGTTTATGACAACAATAACAAATTCACAGAGAAGTATGTTGCATCAGGTTTGTACTGGAATTATTTCTACCACACATGGAAAACTGTTTCCAATTCCCCGTTTGCAAATGCTTGCGTGTTTGTAACAGATGACGCTACAATTACATTACCTGCTTCAATCACAGCACATGTAGACGCTAAGGACGAAAGTGATACAGCTACAGTATTTACAATCAGTCCAGACTTAGACGGTCAGAGTCTTGAACCGCATAACGTGAACTTTATTCAGACAGAAGCGTTAACCAAAGCAGGTATCGCTGTTCAACCTTATGGCGGTATTATGATTCCTAACAGTCAGGTTGCTACAGAGATTACACTGGTAGCAGAGATTAACGGTACTAAGTACACAGCTACTACAACTATTACCGGTGCTACAACTGTTGACACATCTATTACCTTAAATAAAGGGTAGTGGTAAGGATGTGTGGTGGTATTTTGTGACTGCCACACATCCGTTAGAAAGGAATGTATTATGTATATAAATCCTCAGACTAATATAAAGTTACTAAAAGATATACCACTGGATACAACATATGACCACACATTATGGTTTGACAGCGCAAGCGCACAGTTTAATTATTTCAGTGCATTAACTAAGTACAATATGAATAACTACAGTTATCAAAGAGTACAAAGAGGTGTAGCAAGAGTCGGTATTAAAGCTGACAGTCTTTATGATTGTAACTACATGATGTTTCAAAATTCAGCTTATGGTAATAAGTGGTTTTATGCTTTTATCACAAGTGTTGAATATGTAAATGATGTAACATCTAACATCAATTTTGAAATTGATGTCATGCAGACATGGCTATTCGATTGTTCGCCAGATTATTGTTTTGTTGAAAGAGAACACTCGGAAAGTGACCAGATAGGTGCTAACATTATACCAGAGAATCTTGACACCGGTGAGTATGTATATAATGGGTATGGTAAATTAACTAAGGTACTTGATCCTATGTGTATTATATGCATGGTCTGTGATACCGCAGAAGATCCTGATGGTACATTATATGATGGTATTTATGGTGGGTGTACATTATTCGCATACAATGTAAATAAAAAAGGTGTTTCAGCGTTAACCAAAAAATTGCAAAGCTATAACCAAAAGCCAGACGCAATTGTTGGTCTTTATATGTGTCCTGTTATAGCTACTGGTGGAGCTATTCCAGATGACGGGATACAATTACTGTTTTCAAAAGGTGCTTTTGGATTTGACATTTCTGTCCCTGCCTTAACAGTAAGCGACACACTAGATGGGTATAAGCCTAAAAATAATAAACTGTACACTTATCCGTATAACTATTTATCAGTAGAAAACGGAAAATCTACAGCCAGTTTTAGATATGAATTTTTTAGCAATTTGACTGTAGCACTTCACGTTGATGTTCCTGTTACTATGCCTGTGCAAGTAGCATTAAGACCAAACGGGTACAAGGGCAGTAATGTTGGTACAACTCTTAATGGTGAATCGTTAATTCTTGACGGTTATCCTATGTGCAGTTGGTCTACTGACTCTTTCAAAGCATGGCTCGCACAGAACGCACTACCATTAGCAACAACAGCAACGGCAGGTGCATCTGCTATAGGATTGTCTGCTTTAGGTGTAAGTTTTCCACCTTTAGGTGTACTAGCAGGTGTTGGAACTGTAATGAATCTTTTATCACAAGGGTATAAAGCTTCTATCGTCGCTGATGTAGCTAGAGGTAATATACACAGTGGTAACGTTGATGTTGCAAGTGGAAAGAAAACATTTTGGGGTGGTAGGATAAGTGTAAGTTATCAGTATGCCAGAATGATTGACGATTTCTTTACTAAGTTTGGCTACGCAACTAAGAGAGTAAAAATACCGAATCGTAACAGTAGACCACATTGGAACTATGTGAAAACTGTTAGTGCTACAATGACAGGTAGTGTACCATCTGATGATATGAAAAAAATTTGTAGTATCTATGACAACGGTGTGACGTTCTGGAAAAATGGATATGAAGTTGGCAGATATGACTTAGATAACAGTCCAGTGTAATAAGGTGGTGTTAAAGTGGGAAGAAGAAAGCATGACATTTTTGACGAAAGTATGATACTGAATAATCTTACTTACCGTCAGTATTTGGACAGGTTAACAGAACTGGCTATATCCATGTTTGAATGGAAGAACCTACCAAAAACAGTTGACGCAAGATATCTGGAATTACATTTATTTGAAACGGGATGCATGGTCTATTTCAAAGACGAAGTAATAGGTGACTTGTGTTTAGACTGTATCGTTAATGGTAGGCTTGATGTGTATGGTAACCCTTTACTTAGACGCGCGTACAGTGGTTATAACAATTATCAGAAGTTACTAACATATAATAACAGTGTTATCATCTGGAATAATTACTTGCATGGTAACAGTATTCTTGACGTTGAAATGTTTGCACGAAGATTGTACAATATTGATAGAATTATTGACGTCAATGCAAACGCACAGAAAACACCCGTACTGGTGCTAGGTAATGAGAAACAAAGACTTACTCTTTTGAATTTATATAAAGAGTATGACGGAAACGCACCTTTTATTTTTGGTGACAAGAATCTGGATATTAACGCATTGAAAGCACTTAACACTAACGCACCATATGTTTGCGATAAGTTGTATCAGTTAAAAACACAAATATGGAATGAAGCTTTAACTTATCTAGGTATCAGTAATATCAATATTCAGAAGAAAGAAAGATTGATAACTGACGAAGTTACACGTAATCAAGGCGGTACTATTGCTAGTAGATATAGTAGGTTAGAAACACGTAGGCAGGCTGTTGAAAAAATAAATGATATGTTCGGTACAAATATTGAAGTAAATTATCGTGAAGATTTTCAGCAGGTAGGTGACGATAATCATCCAGAAGATCCGGGTGCAGATACGATAGGCGGTGCAGGAAATGAGTAAATACACAACGGAAGTTAGGTATATTTGTGAAACTGACAGCGGGTTAGATGAAAGTGTTGGTTTTAATTCTGTAGATGACGTTATTTCAAAATCATGGAACAAGATTTTTACCAGTAAAGTTCCTTTCTTTGATGAAGATTATAGAAAGATACTTTGTTGTAAAATCTTAAAGCATTATTATTTAAGAGAGATTTGTAGTGAAACTGTAGGAATATGGAAACTTTGGGTTAACACTAAGTTAGAAGAAATTATGCCTTACTACAATCAGTTATATGAAAGTGCTAAGTTAAAGTTTGATCCGTTCCATGATGTTGAGTTAACTAGAAAGCATAACAGAACTGAAAACGAAAAAAGTACAGACAATAGAACCGGAAATGGAAGTAGAGATATTAACAACACACAGACAACAAGTAGCAATAAGAATAGTAGTGCAAACGGTGAAGAAAAGAACTTGTTCAGTGATACACCTCAGGGTGGCTTAGTTGGTGTTGATAACCAAACCTATCTGACAGACGCTAGAAAAATTAACACTTCAAATAGTGGGAATGAAAGTATGAGTGGTAATTCTACCGAGAAAAGCGGTAGCACCTATAAAGACAGCGAACAGAGTAGTGGTAATGTAGACACTACAGAAGATTATATCGAAACTATTGTAGGTAAGCAAAATTCAGAAAATTACAGTTCGTTAATTATGAAATACCGTGAAACATTCTTGAATATTGACATGCAGGTTATTAAGGAATTTGACGAATTATTTTTTGGGTTGTGGTAGACCAGAAAGGAGTAATATATGTTTACAGACGTAGAAACACTTAGATACTGGACTTTAAAGGTATTACCTTTGGTGTATGATGATGCTCTTAGTTATGCAGAAGTGCAAGGTAAGATTGTTAAAAAGTTAAACGAAGTTATTAAGAACAACAATGAGTTACCTGCCTACATTAGAGAGCTTATTAAAACGTACATTTCCAGTGGTGAAATTGATAACATTATTGCTGAGATTTTAAGTGATTATATGCTTAGTGTTAAAAATCCACCAGAAAATTTAAAACCTGCTGTTGGTGATGGTTCAGCAGATGACACCGAAGCTATTCAAGGTTGTTTGGAATATGCCAAGGCACATCATGGTATGTGCGTTTACTTCCCTAGTGGTGCTTATCTTACCGGTACTTTATCACTTCCAGAAAATAGTGACGTTACCATGTTCGGGCAGGGTAGATATGTTACTAGATTGGTACTTAGGGGCGGTGTAACAGAGCCTATGCTCAAAGGTAATGTTAAGACACTGACGTTAACAGGACTTACGTTTGATGGCAACGGCGATATACAGGTAAATAATGTTGACCTTATTGATTGTAGTGGAGTTAATATTAGTATATCGCAGTGTATTCTTACAGACGGATTCACGTTGGCTAAACTTACTTCAAGTAATAATATTCAGATTAGTCATACAGTTTTTGACCACGCTATTGAAAACGCATTGACTATCGCCGGAACAGGTGATTCTAATTGCAGTAATGTAACTTTCAATTCTATTTCTACTTTAGTTGGAAAGGAATTTATTAAACTTGATTCTGACAATAATGTTATTAAATGTAGTGTAACAAGTGACGCTACAAAACTGCTTACTATTAACGGTAATAATAACTACGTTGAAATTGACGGTGTTAGAAATTATTCAAACTATGCGGATAATGGTAATATGAACACTGTTAAAATTGTGAGAGGTGTTTACAAAGGTAGTGTTAAACAGGTAAATATTAGTGGTGACAATGCTGATATCTCTTACGATACCACTACTTTTAGTGGGCGAAATAAGCGTGAAAACTTTTCTGGTGATTATTTTTGTGAAATAAATGGTACTTATCAATTGAAATGTGGTTCAAAAAATGAAATTATTCATGGTGATACCACACAAAGTGGTGTAAATAAAACAGAAACCTATACTGGTGATGTTAATACTACTGGTGTAAATAAAACTGAAACATTTAGTGGTAATCTCGACACTACTGGTGTAGATAAAACAGAAACATACACTGGTGATATTGTTACTAATGGAAAAACAAAAACAGAAACATACACAGGTCTTGCAGAAATAGAGGCAGATCAACACCTTACTAAAACAAAAGTCAGTAAATCGGAAATTGGTGTGCAAAAGCATGAAAAATATACTGGTGCGGTTGAACAAAATTATGGAAGTGTTACTCAAACTGTAAGTGGTTCATCAGCTGAAACGTGCAACTATAAATCAATAAAAGCGTCACTAATTGACCTTAACCCAACCAGTCCGTTAAAATATAAAACACCATCACAGTTAGAAACAACTGAATTCTTTAGCTATATACCTATGCAAGACCGAAGCGGAAATATGGTCAAAGTTCTAACAGCGAACAATAAGACACCGCTTATTTCATCTACTATAGCAAATAATGTTCTTATTATCGGTGACAGCTACGCAGAGGGTTACACACCAGACGGAAATGTAAAAGGATTCCCTACTTTAATGGGTGAGTACGCAGGGTGGACAGAAGATGTTGATTTCTGGAAACAATATGCAGGTGGTGCAGGGTTCGTCAGTGTGGGTAGTCTTGGTAAAAATTTTAAAGACCTTATAACTGATGCTTTTAATAGAATGACAGACGTACAACGTTTATCAATTAAAAAAATACTAATAGCAGGCGGATGGAATGACGCTGTTTCATCAACAGCTTCTATTACAACAGCTATTAAAGGTACAGTTGATAGTGCTAAACAAATGTTTAAAAATGCTGAAATTTACATCGCTATGATTGGGTGGAGTGGCAATTATGATAAGCGCGAGCAGATTGTTAAAAATGTAATTCCTGCATATACAAGATGTGGAAAATATGGTGCAAAATATATTACAAACTCTGAATATATTATGCATAACTATGGCGGTTTTGCAATTGACAATAATCACCCTAATGGTGAGAATCAAGACTTGCTAGCTACCTACCTACTTGATGGAATTAGAAGCGGAAGCTGTGACGTACAGTATAAACAAAACTTACCGTATCATGTTAATAGTGATGTAGCTAGCAGTATACCTAGCTTAGGTGAAATCTGTATGTCAAATGGTACGATAACGTGGAATGTTGGACGTTTCTACATTAACTTTGCAGATATCCACATTGGTGGAGGTGAAATTCCTGTCATAGCAACTGTAGATAATGACTGTTTAGTGCGTGGCGGTAAATCAGAATCAAACATGTTTGGCGGAGTTGTTAGCGGTTATATTCAAAAAAAGGAAACACCAGATATATTCTATGAATTTAATGGTGCTATTACAATTGATAATGGTCAAGTAAGACTGTCATTTAACAATATCAAAGATGACCATACTGGCTATAAAGAATTTAACAATGTTTCATTCGCAAGACTTGATATGGGAACAATTTGCTGTACATCTCTTAGCTGTTAACAATGTGAGAAGGTTACACGTGTTTAGT